ATCCTAGACTGATGTGGGCCGAGAAAGTCCAGTCGAAGCAGCAACAATTCGACGCAGCGAAGGCTGTTTTTAACGCGACATTCGACTTGCTTTTCTTCGCTACCAGAGCGATGCATGTGATCGGTAGAGCAGCAACGCTGTACCGGAAACGAGGATTCCAAGCGATGCTATTTCATGTCACAAGCGAGGATGATATCCGCGTTATCGACGAACAAGGCGCGGCAGATGTGGAAGGCGGCAGTACCTTTGCAAGCGAACAGGAATTACAGAAGCTGGCTACGGAATGGCCGATGAAGCGACTGGTTGCGATCTGGAACCGCTTGCCGGGAGTACAAGCAGTCACTCGGTTCACCAATCGGAAGACCGCGATAACACGGATCTGGCGAGCAGTCCAACCGCAAACAGAAGCAAGCCGTACTCCCGCGCGGCGCGCTTCAAAACCGCAGCACCATCCGATGTTTCGCGAGGGCTCGAAAGCGGCACAGGTTTACACGCTGTTGTCGCGGCCCGAAGGCGCCACGCTGAACGAGATCCGAAATCAAACCGGATGGCAGGCCCATACGGTGCGTGGGTTCATCTCGCGCAACCTATCGAAGCACAGCCGGAAAGTGCGCTCCTTTGAGCGCGACGGAGAGCGCGTGTACCGTTTGAAGATGTGAGGACACGGGCTCACTGTTGCGAACCCGCCAAGCGGGAACGAAACAGCTGGATCTGCGCGTCCCAATCGACGAGTTTCGCGACACTGCGCAGCCTGCGTTCGGTTATGCGATCGCGGCCTCGCACGGTTTTGGGAAGAAAGAGCAAGGCCTCTTGGATGGTGGGTGCCAGGTTCGTGAGCATCAGAACCTGGCACATGCGCACCCGGCTGACGTGCCCGAGTGGCGCTAGTTCCGCATGATTTCGTACCGCGCCATGCGAGAGGAGCTCGTTGCACCGAACAGCCAGAGCCATCAGCCGACTCACTCGCGGAACTCGCCCCAACACTGCCTGGTTCTCGAATGTGCGCCGCACTCCCGGCCGCTTCGCAACCGGTAGGGTGTAGGCGAACTGACTAGCATCAGCCAAAGTGACCCCGACCTCACGGGTACGCGAATCGTAGCTGACGCGCTCGAGAGAATTCGGAAGAAAGGCCATATCGAAATCGCAACCGAAACTCCGCTTCAGCTGCTCCATTAGCGACGTTTCGAGATCAACGGCCGCGACCGGCTGCTGCTGGCATTTCGTATCCGCTTTCTTGTTTCGACATACATAATACAGATGACGTCGACTCTGCCGTGAGCTGTAGGTGCTGCGCATCCGTCCTCCACATTGAGCACAGTAGAGAAGACCCGAAAGCAACGCCTGCACCTTGCGACGGCGGACTCGTCGCCGAGTATCCACTTTGAACTGTTGCTGCACGCGTTCCCAAAGCACTCGATCGACGATGGCCGGCTGCTCGCCCGGATAGACCACCCCTTTATGGCAGACCTGACCTATATATATGTTGTTGCGCAACAGAGCGTCCAGCCTGGAGTGGGTGAATCCGCACCCACCATGGTGCTTCCCGGATCTACTGGTCCACTCCTTCGTGAGCAGCCCGCGCGCACGGATTTGTTGCTGTGCTGCCGCTAAACTCGCACATCCGGCGCTGATGGCGAAGATCTCTCGTACGCGTTCGGCTTCTGCCGGGTTGACGACCAGACGTCCGCCTTCTGGATCGACATCATAGCCCAGCACCGGAGTGCCTCCAAGCCATTGCCCTTTTCTCCTGGCCGCCGACATCTTGTCCCGCGTCCGCTCGCTGATGATCTCGCGTTCGAACTGGGCAAACGACAGCAGAATGTGCAACGTGAGCCGACCGAGGGAAGTGCTGGTATTGAACTCTTGCGTGACCGAGACAAAGCTCACGCCGCGCTTCGCAAACAAGGACAAGAGACGAGCAAAATCGAGCAACGAACGGCTCAGTCGATCCACCTTGTAGACCACAACGCAATCGATTTTGCGGGCCTCGATATCTCGGAGCAGTTGCTGCAGTGCTGGCCGGTCCAGGCTAGCTCCGCTGAACCCGCCATCGTCGTAGCTATCAGCCAGCATGTGCCAGCCATTCTGCTTTTGGCTGAGAACATACGCTTCAGCTGCCTCGCGTTGCGCCTGCAGAGTATTGAAATCCTGCTCCAGTCCTTCGTCAGTCGATTTGCGGGTGTAGATGGCGCAGCGGACTACGTTCGGAAGCTCAGTCATGATGTCCATTCCTGCTTCAGGGCGAAGAAGTGAAAACCGTTCCAGCGTGTGCCCGTGACGCGGTGAGCAATCGCGCTGAGTGAGGCATAATGCTTGCCCTCATACTCAAAGCCGCTTGCCAAAACAGTGACTCGGAGGATCTGCCCTTGATAGACCCGCTCGACGACCGCACCAGCAGGCGGCAACCGAGGATCCTGGTTCGCAGAGTCTTTATTGCACTCGACCTCGTGCCAGAAGCTGCGAGGCGCTCGCAATCGCAGATCGAGATCATTGGCGAGCTCGGCAGCACGCTGGCGTGCCCGCTCGCTCAGATCTCCTTCGGCTTGCGCCTGCAAGCGCCAGGCGATCCGCCGAAACAGATGCGCTCGATTAAACGAGGGCGATGCTTCTCCGAATAGATCACAGTATCGAGCTCTGAGCTCGGTTATCTTCAGGCTCCTGAGCCTCTCGATTTGGATCCGAACAGCACCGTCCACAGCAGCTTTTTCCTCTCTGAGGTCTTCACCCCAGAGTCCATGAACGCTCCGGTTGTATGTAAAAAGCAAGTCGGTTCTCAGCCTCTTACGTAGCATCAACGATGCGCCTCGGAACACGTCATCGCCGAGCAGCCTGCCTACAGCGGCAGGATACCCGGTCTGTAACCGACCGACGGTCGCATCGGGAACGCGTGGGCGATGTAGTAACCAAGAGCATCACTTGTATGCGTGCGCATAGGGTCGGATTTATCCAGTTCGATCAGCGGATTGCCGTTGGCATCCGTCTTCCATGACACCTGTTCCAAGTCCCGGATCAGTTGCTTGCAGCGCGTGTCGATGAATAGGCGCCGTTGCCGAACTGAGTTGCAGAGCCTGGCATTGACACAGTTGATACGATCTTTCACGGGCGGATTCGAGGCATCTACACGAATCGACGCCTGAAAAGCCGTTTTCTTCGCATTGAAGAAGTCTCGAATAATTTTCCAGTCGGTGCGCGAACTAGCACTGCTGCGGCTCTCTCCCGTCGCATCGCCGTAGACCTGTAACGTGACCGGCCCGGCTTCCCAGATAGGTTTAGTCCGATCCAGAAAGGCCTCGCAAGCCGCCGGCGTGTTGGAATCGGGAAGGACGAGTTCGTCCAGAACATACACCGTATCGTCCACCCGTTGCGCCACTATCGAGCACATCGGGTTCACATTGAAATCTACCGACCAGATCAGCGGCGCTCCAGGCTGGTACCGGCAATCGAGCACATTTCCGCTGCGCTCGAAGGCGTAATACACACGTCCTTGCCTGAGATGCTCGAAACTCGCCTGAAACTCCTGCCGGTAACAACGCTCATCCAGTTCCCGAGCCGCACTGGCCAGTTCCTCAGTGGAAACGTTTCCGCCTTCTTCGGTCGTGAACTGGAAGCCAGCCCAATCCGGCTCGGTTTGCGCGCGGTCGTACCGTTCATAGAAATGGTTGAAGCCCTGCGGCGTGCCGATGAACAGCGCACCACCGCTTCGGTCGCTCAAAGCGGGCCGGAGCACTTCGGTCCAGCAGGCTGGGTGCATGGAAGCATATTCGTCGAGCACGACGAAATCCAGTCCGTCGCCGCGCAAGGAATCGTACTGATCGGTTCCACGCAGGGCAATCACGCTGCCCCAAGACAGCGCGATGCTCAGATCGGTTTCACTGGGTTTGGCCGCCCAGTACGGCTTCGTCAGGCGTTTGAGCCGGTTCCAGGCGATACGTTTGCCCTGTTTGTAACTGGGCGCGACGTACCACACCAGCCGGTCGCGATCCGACGCGGCTCGCAGAAGCTCGACGAGAGCAAGATAGGTCTTGCCAAACCGCCGTCCAGCTACGAGGACCCGAAACCGCTTAGTGCAGGCGAAGACTCTCATCTGCGCGGGCTTCAGGCGGATCTCGAGGGTGTGCGGATTGGAGTGCTTCGCTTTTCTCATGCCTCCTTTCCTCCTTCAGACGTTTTCTTTTCCTGATCGTGCGTGCGAACGATGATCTGCGGCGCTAGCATCGGCCCACTGCCTGTCTCGCCATCTCTCCCACGCCGTATGCCACGCGTCCTGTCCCAATAGATACTCGCCTTGATGTTTCGGCCCGAGGTCGCCATCGCAAACAAGGTCTGTCCCACCCTGGCATTCGCTTCAATGGCTCCCAGCGTGAGTTCCTGACGGAAGTGCTTCCGCAGCGTCTTCGCGGTAATGTTTAGTACCGCACCAATA